TTATTTTGCCGGACTTCTTTCGGCCAGTCATACCGCCCATGCTCATTAGCTTAGGAGTATTAACCTGCTCCATTTGCAGTCTAACTCGCTCTAATGCCTGTTCAGAAGCTAGCCTGCGCTCTTCCATAAGTTTTTCTGATTCAGATAGCTTAATCCGCATGTTTTCAAGCTCTAAACGTTGTATCTCAAGGATATGCGCCATTTGTTGAGTTTCTTGCTTAATAAGGTTTTTATCAGCCTCAGTTTGAGCAGAGGACTGAACTTTAAGCATATCAACCTGAACGGCTTGTGCTTTGACTTGAACTTCCTGTTGGTCAATAGCAAGGCGTTGCTGCTCCATGTATTCTTTGAACTGCTGCTCTTGAACACGTAGTTGGGATTCGAGCTGGTCGCGCTGCATTTTAAGTTGCTGGTCTTGGTAGGCCAACTGATTCTTAACTGCCTTGTCTTGCATCTCCATTTGAGTAGCTTGTAGCCTAGCTTGCGATTCAACCTGAGCAATTTGCATTCGGCCTTGTATTTCAAGCGTCTTAGGGTCTGGCGGTGGCGGTTGTTTAGCTGCCTCCTCTTTAGCCTTGGCAATAGCTTCAATTTCTTTGAATGCCTTGCTAAATAGGCCATCAACTTCTTTTCCGCCCTTAAAGCGTTTAATAAAGTTTTGGAATAAAGCCAAGCTAAACTGAGCTAGAGGCGGATATTGCTCTACCAACCCTCGCATTTGATCAAAGAATCCACCAGCGGCTTGAAGCAGCATTGTACCTTCTTGCTGCTGCTGTTGTTGGTCAATAGCTACCATAGAATCAGAAGCTATTTCGATGCGGTAATTACGCATAGTATTATCTCTAAAAATAGAGATAATCTGCTGCTTCATCTCTTCTACCAGTTGCATTGGGTCTGGTTGCGGAGGTGCCATTGGTGGCATACCTGACTCATCAGGTGGCATACCTTCTTGACCTGGCATTGGCTCCGGTGCTGGGGGAGGTGGAGGCGGTGCAGGAATGTAAATAGTTGGCTCAATAAGAGCATCAGCATCAGCAGTTTCCATAATGCGCTGCTCATCAAACTGCTCTGCAATAATCGTGCCAAGATGCATAATTGCATCAGAAATAAACTTGCAAAACATGTTCTGGCGCACAATTAGGCCAAGGGAGGACCAAGCACTTTCAAGCCTATTGGCCGTAGCTGACTTGTATTGCTCTGATGTACCTCGTAGTAGGTCTGATACCTTTAAGGTTTCATAAAGCTGCTGTAGGGCCGCCTGACGGTTTTGCTGTAGTGTATTAAGCACGTTTACAAACTGCTCAACTGGCAAAAACTCCATGCCGCCTTGTAGTCCGCCACGTCCTTTATTAGCCGTCCAGCCGGTAACGCCGATACCTTTAAGGTCGTCCTGGAACAACTGCTCAAGGTAATCACCCATAGCAGCATCATAAAGGAAGTTAGGTCGTACTGCCTGAGTTAGCGCATGGATACGAGTAGTAAGACGCTCAACCTCAAGAATCTGGTCTTTAACGTGGGAGTAGTCTGATACAGGGATAACGCTATTAGGGTCTTGAGTTTGTCTAATCACAGAACAAGGGTAAAAGCCCTCAAACTTGATAGGTGGCTCTGTTTCTTCAATTAAAACATCATCGTTGCCTGTCTGAATCCAGTACACTTTGTTAGTAGCTTCGCACCAGATTTCCCAGATTTCTGCTTTCCCCTCAAACTTTTCGTCTTGTCGACTAGCATCTCTTTTGTTTACTTCTGGAATACTATCGTAGTTTAGTTTGTCCGCTTTTTCTTCGCCAAATAAAGCCGTTGCTTCTTCCCTGCCCAAGAAGGCACGTCTAGCTTGCCATTCGATTTCCGCTTCGTTTCTTGCGTCTGAGCAGCGGTAGTCTGAGAACTGAACAACCTCAAGGATGGCCTTTTCGCTAACCTTCTGTTCCACTTCGACGGAAGATACCAGTATGCCATTAGTAGCCTCGCTAAAGCCCTCAGTATCGCCTTCATACGGTGTACCATCCCCTTGTATTAGAACGCCGCTAGGGTCACGAATTACTGCAATTTCTTGAAATACTTTCTCAAACTTTGGAGCGTACCTAGCCCAAAGAACAGCTTGGCCGGTTAGTAAGAATTGTAAAGCTGCGTTATAGCCCACCTTATCAAAGCTAAAGTGACAATCCATTGAATACTGAGTATTTCGCTCAAGAATGACGCTACCAAGTTCATAAGGAAGCCCCCCTGCACGCTTACGCAAGTTTACCTCAGCCTTGGGAGTTGAGCTGTAGTAAGCCGGCAATAAAGTATTTACACAGTACCACCATACGTTTAAGCGACGGGGAGCATCTTTTAGAGTTTCTATCTCTTTAACGCCGTTAAATACTTTAATTGACTCATCGGCTGATTTGATGAACTTTTCATAACGTCTATCGGCCTGGGTAATTTGAGACTTCCACCAGCGAGGCGAATACTTTTTAACTAGGGGCCGGATAGTTTTTTGTTTCATATCTGAGGTCTTTTGTGTCTAGCCCGTACTTTAGCAATATAACTTTGTAATTTTACCATGCCTTTGTTTAATACTTGTTCTGGCTCTTCCCACTTAGAATCAATCAAACGAGTTTTGCAGAGGTAACGTAACGCGTCTACGGCATGGTCATTACCTGCCGTATCTAAATCCTCTGGATTACGTTTGTCTATTGACATTGATGGTAAGGTCTCTAGCAAGTATGGGCAAGTAGCAAAAAAGTAGATAAGCGGTGGATTAGCTACTAGCCTTTGCCTGATTTGTGCCCAGCCGGATTGCCTATCATTATCGGCTTGTCTAAAGGATGGATGCTTATACTTGGCAAACACAGTATTGAACTGGTCGTTTATAGTAGGGCCGCCCTGATTATTAAATATACTAGGGTCAGCAGCGCAGATAGGATTCTCGCCTACTGATAATGCTGCGATTCGTTCGGCTTGAGTGACGTTATCAACTCCTTTGCCCCATAATTCTCGATATATGATAATTGACCCTTTAGGATATGGTACTTCCTTACCATCGTCAGTACGTCCACTACTAACAGCACCCCAGACAGCAGCAAAAGGAGAGTGATAGCCCCAATCATAACCCATATAACGGGGCCAATGTTTAGGTACATTGAAAGGAGCAACGATATGTTTAGAGCTAAACTCAGGAAAGTAACTTCCTTCATGGATTTCAAAGTCTCCTTCTAGCCAAGCTCGCACAAGCTCTGGACTACCTACCATGTGCAAGCGGTTAATATAATCAGGGTCACGAGCTAACAAGATTTGATTGTCCGTTACCCTGCTTGGTATGTAAATGTAGTCGAAACTAGAGCCGTTGGGCAGCTCTTTTTTGAGTAGTTTCATCCCTTTTGGTGCCGGCTTAATAAACAAAGCCTTTAGCCAGGAATGACCTACACCACCAGGATTGAACGTAAGGATAACCTGACCGCCTCCCTTGCCTCGTAACGCTCCGAATAGCTTCCAGATAGGGGAAGGGTCAGCATAGTTACCAGCCTCCTCTATAGCGCAATCTGAGAGGTTCTGGCCTTGATACTTTTCAGCATCAGCATCATTAGCTAGAGGTCTAAAACGTAAACGACCACCCGATAGAAAGGTAAACTGCTTTTTCTGGTCTTGGTAATGCGCTTTAAGGGGAAGGTATATTTGTTTGGCACGTTCAATAAGGTCATCAGCTTGAGGCAATTCTTTACGAAAAAAGATAGCATTGAAGTCAGCCCCTAACTGTTCCTGCTTAATAGCAAACTTCCCTAATACTCCGTCGGTCTTACCACCACCTCGTGCACCTCCAAATCCAATAAGAGTAATAGGGCAGTGTATTAACGCCTCCTGAGATCCAGGCTGCGGAGCCCATACTACATTTACGTCTAAAGCTTCCGACATCGAGCACCAGGAGGAGTGGGCATAGGCATCCAGTAAGTTACATTTTCAATCTCATCAACACAGCCGTCATGATCAATAATATCATACCCTTCCCAAACAAACTCTGGCTCAAAAGGGTTTGCCCATCCATTCCAGTTTTTCTTTAATTTTGCCGGTTGAACTTTCCATTCATATTTAGATTTTGATTTGCCATAAACTAACACCTGAACGTCAATATCAGGTAAGAAGTCTGCTATATCGTACCATTCTTGATTGCTTACGGCGTTACCAGCCAACCAAGCTTCTTGCGCTATAGTCTCAATAGTATCAGTAATACTTGTAATTTGAGTGCGCTTATAAGCCCATTCTTTTGCTAATTTTTCAGGGTCTTTTTGATATTTCATATTTCCACCTCATTTGCGTAAGGTTATAGCGTTTGCTGCGTAGATTCTCTCTACGTTACACTTAGGATTTTGACACACAAAATACTCATCTGATAGCCCAGGAAAGAAGCTAGTGTAAGGCATACTTTCCCCATACTTTTCCGTACTTAAATGTTCACACTTAGGACAACGCATTACTTCTGGCTTATCCTCGTCTTTGAAACTGTGTTCAACCCCCATATCC